AGGATACTATGTGCTTGAAGCCAATTGATACTGAAGCCAACTGGGGGAGCTGGGTGAGGTCCGTATCGGAGAGTGGTATTGCTGGCTTTGCCGGAATGCCAATCTTTCAATCTTTTTACGAACTTTACTCTCGTAGTTCCAAAGGTCACAAGATCAATAAGCTACACAGAGCCGACGGAGGACTCAAGCTTGCCTCGAAGGGCATGCACCGCAAGGCACGGCCGATAGATGACTACACACGTTATTCTTTTTGGTTAGCCTGGGGCATTCTGCCTGAAGCACAAGTCCACACAGAGGATATGTTTGCAGCCATGCATATCCACTATCACGATCCTGTTCTTTCTTATGAGTCGTTATGGTTACCGAGTTATTTCTAATTTGGGCTGAATGGGTAGGTATAGAAGGAGAGTTGAACGTCTCCACCCTTTACCGAGTTTATTGGGTTGGCTGAATTAATGTGAGCAAAACGGTGCTGCTCAGGCTTTGTAACCTGTGGCTTAATACTTCCGTACTAAGGGGTGACTTGTTAATGTCATGCATACCCGGAATGTCGAACGACTGCACGCTCTCGCGCTAGAAGGTTTCGTCCCCTAGTGTATCAGTCGATGTACAGTCTCACTACTGTTGGTGGGATCCAATACACAACAGAAATGGCGAACAAGAAGGTTAAGAAGAATCAATCAAGTCGCATCAAGCGCGACACAATGCGGACTAAGGTCACAGAACAACTTGTCGTAGGTACTAGTGGGGCCGCGGGCACAACATCGGTGTCTGCCCTCACCAATTCTTCCGGTAATTTCAGCTGCGGTTACATACTTAACCCAACTGGATTGACAAGCGCAACACTCGCCTCCGGCGTGTGGACAGCCGGAACTGTAGGCAATACAGACCCACCCCACTTGAGGAAGCTGAATAATATGTCAGTCGACTTCATGTATTACAGGGTGCTCGGCGGCAAGTTGAATTTTGTGCCCAACGTTGGCACCACGCAGCAAGGAGTGGTTGTACTTGCTAGTAGTCGGGATGCCATCGATGCCGGTATATCGGCTCAAGTCGCATACGCGTCATCCAATACTTATAAAACTTTCAATCTCTCAGCAGGCAAGACGTTCAGCATCCCACTGGACGTCGACTCTAGCTGGAAGAAGATCAGCAGTGTTCTCACTCTTCCCGGAAACTCTGTCCCCTTCACTGGGGCAAGCTCACAAGTTGTCCCGTGCAACTCAGTCAATGATCTTTCTTTCTCTAGTGTCATGTGCACCATAAACGGTGCTGGCTCGGTTGTATCTGCCGGGTTCCTCACAGTCGAATACGAGGTTGAATTTAAGGGAGTAATTGATTCAGCGGTTAATGCTTAGACGTCTGGGTGTTGAAATGCCTAAGGGCGAAACTCCACGCTGCGTGTGTGGGAGAGCGAGGTGTAG